CAGCCGATGTTGCAACTAGACGATTTGTAGAAAATCAAAAAATGGGTCGGACTTTTGGTCATGGCTACAAAGGTTCAGTTGACAAAACAATTGCTTTAGGTGTTTCTGGTGCTTGTGCTGAGTTAGCTTTTTGTAAAGCATTTGATAAATATTGGAATGGCAGCTATAGCCATGAATATAAAAATTATAATGAAACAGATGTATCAGGTGGGATTGAAATTAGATCACAATATAAAAAACCAAACAACACTTTAATAATTAGACCTAATGACAAAAAAGCAAAGTTTGTTTTAGTCATTGATGAAAACCCTGACTTTTCAATTATAGGTTGGTTTTCTAATTATGATGATATTGATGACAAATATCTTACAAATTTTGGCATACAGACAAGACCTTATTGTTATGCTATACCAATTGAAGATTTACAAAATTTAGATGATTTATGAGTGATGACATTAAATTTAAAATGTTTAAGCCATTTGGCTCAACAATAGCAAAAGCAGATCTGCCTTTAAAACTTGTAAGAGATTTTAATGATGATCTAAAAAAAATAAAACAAGATAAAGAAAAACAAAAAACCCATGATTGGTCAGAAAGATTGGTGGGACATGTTGATAGTGAATATTTGATAACACCTGAGGTGATGCTTAAATGGAAAAGATTATTTTTTGATCCTATAATAAAATCTTATACCAATGCACATTATAAAAATGAAAAAATTAAAAATATTTTAATAAACTCTGCATGGTATGTTATTCAGAAATCTAACGACTTTAATCCAGCACATACACACACAGAATATATAAAAGGTAATTATGATTTAAGCTGCGTTGGCTATTTAAATATACCAGACTCAATGAAGGCTGTTGATAATGCCAAAACTTTTAATGATGCCTCTGGTAATATTGAGTTTATTGAAGGATCTGAGAATATGTTTACCGATGCTAATTATAGAATTATGCCTGAGGTTCGCCAATGGTATCTTTTTCCAAATTCTTTGCGTCATGTGGTTTATCCATTTAAATCAGATAAAGACGATGAAAGAGTGTCGTTTAGTTTCAATGCTACTATTAATTTTGAATAAAATAATAGTATATTGCAAACATTTCAAATATTACAATAGCTTCAAACATTTTTGACCATTTTCCTTTCTTATAAAATTTTCAATTTTAGCTGCAACTCTTGTGCTAATTGGTTTATTGTATGTAATATCTTCGTAAGTTCTTAAACTTACATTTAGATATTTTGCCATATTTTTTTTTGTGAAAATCTTTTTTTTTCTATATTCCTCTAAAAATTTTAAATTTATAATTTTATATTGACAATGAAAACCTGCCATTCCTATAAATTCAATCTTTATTTTCTTCAATTTTTCTTTCATATTTTTTCCTGTATTTATTCCAATAAACCCCATTGTTAGCTTTTGAGCCATCAAGAATATAAATCAAAGTAAGCTTTTTAAGCTCATGCAACTCATTTGTCGTTAGTTTATATTTATCTTTCATTAATAATCTATTAAATTTATTCTATGGATTGGTTTTTCAAAAACATCTATTAATCTATCTTTTTCATTTGGATAAAATTTTAATAAACAATTTTTTATTTCTCTTTTTTGTATTTTGCCAAATAATTTATTATCATTACCATAATGTTTAAATGGTTGATTTATTTGTTTAGATAAGCAAAATACAAGAAGATCATTTAAACTTACAATTTTATTTATTTTAAAAATATTTAATAAAATTGCTTTTTGTGGATTGCTTAACTTCCAATTGATTTGATTTACTAAAATACTTGTACTTTTAATAATAAATCCTTTATATGCCAATGTCATTAAAATATAATTACACCTACTGCAAAGCCTATTAAAAACCATACGATTTCAGTTCTATAATATAAACTCCAAACTTTATACTTTGATATTAATTTATTCATTTATCCCCCTTCATTCCTTTTATTAGTTGATATATTGCTTGTAAGTTAAAAACAGAGCAATTAAGAATATAATCTGAGCATTCCTTCCTCATTTCCTTTTGATCCTCAAAAGCTTTCTGTTTATTGTGATCTTGAACCTCAAAATGTTCTTCTCTTTGCTCAGCCATTATGTAAACTCCACCACTTCAACATTATAGTTTGGATATTCTTTCTTAATCTCTTTAACAGCATCTTTTTCTATTTCTTTTATATCAACATAGATTTTATTCTCATCATCATCTATTGAATGATATACTAATACTTTAGCCATTATTCCTCCTTATCTTGTTTTATATTTTCACTTCCACAACTAGCACAAACTTCGGTCATTTCTGAAAGCTCATACCAACTATAATTCTTATCATAATCAAATTCTTTTAAGAATGTACCCTCAACAAAACCACAATCTAGACACTTCATTATTCCTCCTCTTTTACTTGCTGCTCTAATAATTTTTCTATTTTATCAACGTCTTTATCATCTTGTTTAGTCCAATCTGATTTATTGTTTTCATAAATATCATATTTCCAACTATCAAATTTTTCTAATATTCTTTTTGCATTTTTCATTATTCCCCCTTATCCTATATATAATGATAATACTGCAATAGCAGCCTTGCCTAAGACTATAAACAAAGTCAACAAGCAAAGCATAATTGCAAAATCATCGGTTAAGTATTTATCAAGTTTAAAAAATAATTTATTAAATATATTTTTCATTATAAACCCTCTCTAAAATCTGGAGCAATAATTCCATATCCACCCCAATCTCTATGAATATCTAAATTATTATTTTTTACATATTCACTTTTAATTTTTAAAGCATAACCTCTAGGATCACCATTTGCAAAAATAACATCATTAGCTCTTAAATAATTATCTTTTAAAATGTTTTCAACTTTGGTTAATATTTGGCTAGTTTGTATTTCATAATCATCATAAATAATAATGCCATTGCAATAATCCTCAGCTAATTTATGTGCTTTATTCTCTAATCTAAATAATTGCTTACATAGTTTAACTGGATCAATACTAGGATCTAATTTAAATATTCTTTTTAAATCTTCACCATGTTTATTTATACGATCATACATTAATTGTTTTTTGTTCATTTTGCTCCTTTTCTTTTTTTGTTAAACATACGAATCAGTAACATAATCCTCTTTGCTTGTCCAGCTTTTGTATATATTATTTTTGTTCGCTTAATGTTCTCTTGTGATTACTTAAATTTTGACATACAAGCAAATCAGAAAGAAATATGAAAAAAGGCTTTGTTATGATCCCCAATGCTCTCTTTTATGATGAAAGGTTAGGCAATGAGGCTAAGGTGCTTTGGTGCTATATCAAGAGTTTGTCAGAGGATTACAGAAAGCTCAGAAATTCTAATTTGTGTCAAAAATTAGGCATTTCAACCAATACTTTGCAAAAGGCTAAAAAGCAGCTTGTTGAGCATAATTACTTAATTATTACCAGGTTATCCTCAGCCAATAAATATACAATAAGATTACCCAAAAACAGGGCAGTCAGGGTGTCAAAATTTAAGCAGTCTGATTACCCAAAATTTGGGCAGTATTATAAAGGTAATAACAATAGTAATAATAACATTATTAATAAGAAAGGTTTCAAAGGTTTTAAAAAATAATTATGGAGGTTTATTATTATAATGGTAACCCCCTTCAGCTTAGTTATCGTAACGACTACACCCTGCCAGACAAATTAAACATTATAAAGCAAATAGAAATGGACTTTGAAAATGGAATGCTTTCCACAGATCAAATGCGTTGGATTATATTAAACAAAAGGTTTGGATCATTCACAGTTGAGAGAATTATTGATAAATTAATGTTTGATAAAAAGATTAAATATAACCCAGTTACAAACGATAAAAGGACTTTTGCACAACCTAAAAAACCCTTTGACCTTTAAGCAACACCTGTGATATTATTGCAACACTTCCTTATCTAAAAAAG